TACTGTCATATGGTGTAAATGGAAGTGAATCAGACATCATCATGTCTATCTATATCAGACAGACAAAGTAAAGTTTGTTCAAGGGCACCTTCAACCCATGCCTGTCTTAAGGACCAACTTTCACCGGTTAACCAAACCTTGGGGTGGCTCGCCAAGGGCCGAATAGATTTAAATGAAAGTTCCTCGGGATTATAAGAACCAGGTAACCAATAAGTTGCCCCCATAGACCAATAATGCGATTTGAAAAAGACTGGGTCAGAAATATCTAAATCAGGAAAGAGTTTTCTAGTCTCATTCATAATAACTTTCTGAAGTGCCTCATCACCCCCAGCCTTTTGAATACGATAAAAGGCCCGTGTATCTTCTGAATCCGTATAACTAACCATAACTGTTTTCTCTCCAACAGGAATTATGTAACGCAATGGACCGGGTGTAACAATTGGTGGGCCAGGTGGAAACCAAGGTTTTTTAAAGACACCGTAAATTCGTAACAAGGGTTGTGCCTTAAGATGTTTTAATGTCTCCCAATTACGAAAGACTGGAATTTTTGCAAGTGAGTCGCGGTCTAAGGCAAGAATAATCTTATTAGCCTTAATAACTTGCGTTTCAAACATACATGTACCATCTTTCTTTAAATTAATAAGGTTATGATCAGTAAGAATCTTACAACCACGGTCTATAAGCTCCCTTTTCATGCGCGCCACCAATTGACCAAATCCTTCCTTAATTATTCCATAACTGCCGTGGTCTGACATTTCACCATCAAGAAAGGCCTTTAGTGCCAAATCGGCACGTAGCGTATTTACCTCAGAACGGTAAGGAAAATAAGAGAAAAATTCCTTAGTGTCACCGTAGATAGAGTTCATAACTGATTCAAGAGTATGATTAGCCAATACAGACTTATTAAGTCTTGTTAAAAGCTTCAAATACATCTTGGATGTTTCATCAAAGTTATTTACAATAATGGGGGAAGCACCATCTTGTTTAAAGCGTGTGTCCTTACTTATGGGAATCCAAGTAAGTCCATAATCTTTAATAAGTTTCATAGTATGCTTATGACTCTTATGAACACGCCCTGCGCCAGCTTCCCAACGTTCATTTCCATGTGTATAGGTGTAGGTGCGCCCACCTACACCCTTATAACGCTCAGCCAAGCCCACCTTCCATTTAGGATGTTTTTTTAGAATTTCTCGGGCAGAAAAAAGGCCGCTTATCCCCGCACCGATGACCAAGCAATCATAATCCATATACCTAATAGGATGGGTTCTTTTTGTAGTAGAAAAAAAAAGATTATAGTACTTCCACAACCCCTGCAACCTCCCCCACCTATAAGGATTCCTAAGGTTAGAGTAAATCTATCACTTCGTAGGGTAGCACCTAAGCGAAATAAGAGAATTAAAAAACAATCACATACACGTTAGACCGCTCCATTTTCTGCTAGCCAGTTTAAGACTTCCTCAACTGAAGATGCCCCTGACTTACGGTCCTTAAAGGTTCCATCCTTGATAAGGCAAAAACTGGGAATGCTACGAAGACCACAATATCCAAGTGTTTCCTTAACAACATCAACATCGCATACGTACCATACTACACCAGGGGCAGCTGCCGCTATAGCATCCTTGTCTAGACGTTTACAAGGACCACACCATTTCGCAGTAAATGAAACACATACCCATAACGGGTAGTTATCAAGTATGCCATCCTCCGTAGCCCTTCGTGGCCGTAACATGGCCTCAAAAGCTTCATGGCTCGGGAGGGGTGTCATTGGCATCCTTCTGTTTACTAAATAAGAATCTATTTAGACCTATTCTGCTTGCAGCCATAATTGAACCGCCACCCAGTATAACTACAAAAAGAACTAGTAGTACAATATTGGTCGTATCAGAATTATTACCACCACCTTTTTGAATAATTTTTGAAGCATCAGATACACTGTTAGCTACATCTCCAACAGTGGCTATTGGACTACTAACAATTTTAATTTCAGGAAGTTTTAATTTATTTAAGATTTCTTCTGGCTCTAATTTATCTAGAGCTTCTGATATTTTTCCTACAGCTCCAGCTGCCTTTTCGGCTGTCTTAAGAACCTTTAGATATGTTCCTGCTACTGGTATTTCTTTAACCTTGGCCTCAATCTTATTAACCGTTAATTCAGAATCAATATATATATCTCTTGGGCCAAGAATAGAAGAACCGTAGTCACCTATTAATGCATTTAAGGGAAAAATGTGGTAATTTCCAGTAGTAAAAAACTCCTTTGGTTTTGATATTAAATATATATAATTAATTAAACTCCATAAAAAGACAAGAGGATATCCAATTATTGAAATCGTTAATATAAATTTTACTATTCCTCCATCCCTATCGCCTGCCATAAATAAATCAAATCCAAATGGTATCCATATTAATAAACTATAAAGAAAAAACATATAAGGACTTCTAGTAGATTTTTCTCCATTTGGATTAGAATCTATAAAAACACCTGCTCCAATTCCTAAAGGACCGACAAAGGGGGCAGATAGACCATTTTTCATAACTGATTCCTTTTCTCCAAAAACCTGTAGTATGTCATAAAAATACCATAAACCAAGTGTAAATATATTTACAATAAATTTTAAAAACCCAGTTAACGGACTACGAAGCCAAATATGATCTAAGCCAAAAAATCCAAAAATAACAGTCATAAGTATTAAGGTCCAGTATGGATACCATGACCCTCCCCAAAATTTAGCCTGTGTATAATCAAACATGACCGTCATGCTTCCCTAAACAGAGAAGAGAAGACCGGCATAACCATTTAATACACGTAAAATATTGTAGTTTGTGGCATACACAAAGGCCGTCATATCACCATTATTACCACCACCCCCAGATGTTTCGCATTCGCCCGTAGATATACCAAGTTGAAGTACAAGATTATCAATACGACTGGCATTTAAGGTTCCAGATGGCTGAGATTCTTCAGGTTTCAAGGCAAAACTATAAACATAAATATAACGGTCGGAAGGAATGGCCGTATGTCTTTGGTAGGGTTGTATAAGTCTAAAATAAAGTGGATCACGGGGATTAAAACGATCTTGACCATCCAATTGAATATTTGCGGTCATCATTAAGTCAGTACGGGCACCTGGCTCACGTAAACCAAATTCGGCCGCTTTTTCAATTTCATAAAAGCCAAGACTACTCCAGTTAAAGTATTCATGGCGACATTGACTTACATTCTTTTGTAGGACCCAAATAAATTCTTTTATAGGATGGTTAAAACTTAGTGGCAGACTTGCGCTCTTAGATCCCGCTGGAATGGCTAAAGGAGGAGTATATTGAACTTGTTCAATAAGATATTCAAGTGTTGAACTAACAAAACGCCGACGTTCAGGAACATCTAAAAAGACATAGTCGCCCCACATTTCAATCCCAAGGTCTGATGATGAACAGCTCTGAACACTTATATTTGTACAGGGTCCACAGCCATCGGGAGTATATAACATCTTTGTATAATACATTTCTTGTACTGAAGCCAGTGTAACATTAATTCTTACAGGATGATACTGCATGGCCAAGAGTGGAAGATATAACCCGGGATTCTTATTAAACCAGAAACGCAGTGGAATATAGACTGTTAGTGGACCCATAATTGGTTCGTCATAAGCCTTTGGAAACTTATTTGTTGGTACAACATAATAATCACCCAGGGCATCAACATTAATACCTGAAATATCAATATTTAGATTTCCATTCTCACGACTAAAGACATTTTTTGGAAGTGTACGAATGCCTCCAGAAAGATCAGGGGCATTATTTGCATAATCAATATGAGGATAACCAGGTTTCTGTTGAATCATCTGACGAAATCCCTCGGTCTTACTGGCATCAGTAGTTAGTGAGCTCCAGATTTCCATCCATTGCCCGGTTTGTTTATCAATCTCTTGTTCGCCAATTTGAATACTTATTTCCTTAATTAAGTTATGACCAGGACTATTAACATATCCTACGGGTACTGGAGCTTTGGCTGCGGGAGTAAAAGAAGAAGGTGACAGATATAATTGTGGTAGTTTAACCTTTAAAAATATGGTACCGAGCAAGTCACCATTTCTCGGCACAAGGCATGAAATCTTCTGACCAAAGTTTGGGGATCCATCAAAATAC